CTGGTGTTATCATCTACGTGCCACAGAAACAGAATTTGACTTCAGCATTGGGACTATAGGTAAATGGCCACTAGTCAAGCAGCTCAAACCGCATTAAGTTTCTTCCAAGGCAAGGGATGGTCCCCAGCACAGGCCGCTGGTATAGTCGGTAACTTAGAAGCAGAATCTGGACTTAACCCCCAGGCATTCAATGGTGCTGGCGGTGGACGTGGCGCCGCAGGTATCGCGCAATGGCGAGGATCTAGACAGACGGATTTCCAAGAATTTGCAGGTGTTCCGTTAAGTCAATCTACCTACCAACAACAGTTAGATTTTGTAAACTACGAATTAACACAAGGTAAAGAAAAAGCCGCAGGAACAAGACTTAAAGCAACAACCACTGCCGCTGATGCCGCCACAGTAGTAGACAAATACTATGAACGCAGCGAAGGCACGGATCTACAAAAACGTATCAACAATGCCAATGCACTGACGGGTGGTGGACCAAGTGTGCCAAATACACAAACTCCCTCAGATGTTGCAGGGGGAGAAGAAGTTCTTGTTACCGCAACCCGTCCTGGTATACTATATCCAATCCCCAATAGACTACACGAATATCCTAGCTACATCTATGGTCTAAGCCTACACATGCTAAGTGATGAAGAATATAATGACATGGTCAACTCACAGACTTATACTCCTAAACGTGTGCTAATAGCCAGTGCTGGTCGATACAGTCCAGATAATTTTCCACGCAGTGAATTTTTTGATAGAGATTTTTATTTTGATGATCTTAATATAGTAACTACTATAGCACCAAATAAAGCAACTAGAAATACCAATGCTATTGATCTCACGTTTACTATTGTTGAACCCTACGGCTTTACTCTGGTAGAACGCATCATCAAAACCGCTAAATCTGTTAACAGTCAAAACTATCTGGATCAGCCTTATATGTTACAGATAGATTTCTTTACCATTGATGATGCTGGAAAGATTGTTGGATCAGTTGAAGAATTGCGTAAACGCATACCTATTAAGATTATAAAATTTGATGTGCGTGTTAGCGGAAAAGGTGCAGAATATAGAATACAAGCCACAGCATTTGGCCATTCAGCATTTGATACTAATACGGTAACTACCCCAGCTAACTTTGAAGTAGTGGCAGGGTCAGTGGCAGAATTTTTTCAATCAATTGAAGGCACTCCGGCTGATACTGTGCCATTTGCCGGCAATCAAGTACCAGGTGAGCGTGCTATAACTGAACAAAATAATATAGGACCAAACTTTAGCGGAACTGCCAATACAACCTATACCCGTGTTAAAAGCTATGGCACTGCGATCAACGAATGGAATGAAAACCTTAAAATCAACGGCAAGATTGGCGAGAATGATATCTATAGATTTGAATTTGATGATGCGATTAGTAAGAGTCTGTTCACCCACCCAGACATCGTTACTCCTAAACGCACCAGGATGCAAGACGCCAGAACTCCAAATGACTTTGTAAATATAAAAAGACAAGGTGCAGGCGAAGAGCAGGCAGTATACGATCCTACCAAAGTTATATTCCAAATTAACTATGGTACAACTATAGAAAAACTCTTAGAATATATAATTCGCAACAGTGATTATATACAGAATCAACTAATTATACCCGAAGATCCTAGTTACGATCAAAAAAGAAAAGAAATGGCTGAAGAACCACTGAATTGGTTTAGGATCGTTCCTACCATCAGACTGCGAGGATTTGACAATATTAGAAAGGTATGGGCTCGTGAAATTACCTATACAGTTAAATCTTACAAGATTTTTAATGTTCGACTTGATATAGCACCGCAAGGTACACAGTTGTATCCAACTAAGAACTATAATTACATCTATACAGGAAAGAATGATGATGTATTTGATTTTGATATAAACTTTAATGCCCTATATTTTAGTCAAATTACAGCTTATAGAAACAGTATGGCTGAGCTTAGTCCTAGTGCTGACAGTAATACTATCGCCGAACAAACTCAGAATTTTCCAAACTATACCGGTGGTGCACCATCTATGGAACCTAATGCTATCATGCCATCAATCCTACATCCTGTGGTGCAAAATTCTAAAGCTGCTGCAACCGGTGGTGCCACAAATACTAAAGAAGTAGCATCGATTGATCTGGCTGATAGTTTAATGACTGACAGCATGGCCGACATGGTAGGATTAAAATTAAAAATCTTAGGTGATCCCGATTTTATTAAACAAGATGATATATTCTATAAACCAACTGTGCAGGCTAGTATTACAGCTACACCCACAAAGCCCACTGACGACGAAAGACTACTACCAAATAACGGTAGTTTAGTAATGGACAACGGAGTAGTTTATGCACAGGTATTATTCCGCACTCCTGTTGACATTGACGAGTCAACAGGACTAATGGAATTTGACCCCAACTATAAAACTAGTTTGTTTAGCGGACTATATCAGGTTATACAAGTTACTAGCAATTTCCGCAGTGGTCAATTCACACAAGAATTAGAAATGACACGACTACCTCGTCAAGCTGCATTTGATTATACTGAATTACAAAATACCAATGGAACAGAACGAACAGAACGTCAAGAAGCCAATCCAGACGCATTCCCAGGTAAATTAGGTATCACGCAAACACCGCCAATAGTCCCTAGCTTATTGCAAAGTGGCGGCCCACAACAGTCTACTGCTGATGCTAGTGACTCGGCAACCAATGAAACACCAGGACAGAATCAACAGGCAGCACAAGAAGCCAATAACGTACCACCATTATTAACACAGAACGCACAGGATCTGCGTATAGTGAATGAAACTGCACCTGAAGAAACTATATCCGATCAAACAGAACCACAGGCTATCGCGCCTAACTTTACTCCGATATCTACTAGGGGTAACAGGGTGCCAGGCGAGGCTGCAGTGCAATAATCAAAGGAAAGACACATGGCAATCAATGATAGGATAGGTAGTAAAGTAGTCAAAGCAGCAAGACGCGAAGATGCGCCAGGCACTCGTGTTGATCCCTATCCATACGTAGGCATCGTTAAAAATAATCTTGATCCAACATTATCAGGACGTCTACAGGTATACATTCCTGATCTAGGTGGCCCAGCGGATGATGCAAACAATTGGCGCACAGTCAGCTATAGTAGTCCATACATGGGCTATACCAGCCAGGTGCAATCACACACAGATACTCCTAGCCCAGACAACAGTTTTACCAGGGTAAGTCATACCTATGGTATGTGGATGGTACCACCAGACATTGGTGTAGAAGTTATCGTTATCTTTATCGCTGGTGATCCACTACGTGGGTATTTTATTGGTTGTGTTAACAGCAATCTCAGTCATTTCATGTTGCCAGGAATCGCAGGTACACAAAACGTAGATATCAATAGTCTAACAGCTGAACAACGTAAATCCTATGCCAAGGGTGATATCGTTCCAGTGGTTGAATTCAATGAATACACTAAAGATTTTACTAACACATCATTTTATCTAAATAATAAACCCGTGCATGTGATACAGTATAATATCCTACGCAAACAGGGTCTAGATCAAGACACTACTCGCGGTGCTATATCCAGTTCTAGTCAGCGTGAAAGTCCAAGCCAAGTATTTGGTATCAGCACACCCGGTCGTCCATTAGATGATCCAGCAGACACTAAAGAGTCCAAAGACAAATACACATCAGAACTATCCGCCGGTAAAATTGATCCAAAATATCTAAAGATTAAAACACGCAAGGGCGGACATGTATTCGTCATGGACGATGGCGCGGCCCTAGGTGAAGATCAATTAGTCAGACTACGCACAGCTACTGGTCATCAGATCTTAATGCACGACACTAATAAAACTATCTATATCGCACATGCAGATGGCGGTAGTTGGATTGAACTAGGTCCTAGCGGCAGTATCAGTGCTTATGCATCAGGATCATTTAACGTCCGCAGTGAAGGTACACTTAATCTACACAGCGACACTAATATTAATATCAATGCTGGCGGCAGTATTAATATGAAATCCGGATCAAAAATCAAGTTAGAAACTACTAAAACAGAATTACTAACAGGAACACTAAAAGTAGAATCATCTGGCCTGACAGAATTTAAATCAGGTGCGGCGTTTAATGTAGAATCCTCTGCGGCAATGTCCTTAAAGGCCGCTGCCAAGTTTGCTGTAGATGCCAGTGGTATATATCAGAACAGCGGTGCGTCTACCACAGTCAAAGGTGTAGAACCTTTACAGGTAAACAGCTTACCAAGTGCAGGCTTAAATTCTAGCGGTGTTTGGCGAGTTGTTCCTAATGCCTTGAACACTATAGTGACAGTGGCTCCGACACACGAACCATACTCGCGTGGTTACAACGGAGTATTCTTTAAACCGACCAGTCCAGGTATACAACCAAAACCTTATAAAGGTGCCATCGATGCTACTAAAACTGCGGCCAGTGCCGGTGTGCAAAATGCCGCATCAATAAAAGACCTAAGGAATCAACCTGCAGCCAGTGCACCAGTAGGGACATTAAGTCAAGACCAAACCACAGCGTTACTAGCACAAGCAGGTTCAGGTAATGATTATACTTCTGTTGATGCTGATACGGGTGCGGTAGGCAAATACCAAATTGATTATCAAGCATTAGTAGATGGCGGCTATGTAAAAAGCACGGTAGCCAGCAATGAAGACTTACAAAATCCCAACAGTTGGATTGGGAAGAATGGTATAGACTCAGTTGATGCACTATTAGACAATGGTCCCGAACAAGAATCTATCATGGCAGAATTGACTAATAATAACTATACTGCTATGGTTGCCAGCGGTGCGATCTCAGAAGAACAACCGCCTGAAGATGTGGCGGGTATGTTGGCCTTGGCACATGATGTCGGAGTTGATGCAGCCAAAAGCTTCAGAGAAGGACAGGGCACGGGAGCAGATATATTCAACCAAGGCAAGTATGCAGCCTCAATATTGGCTGGGCAGGTCCAGGCCGTAAACCAAGGATAAATATTTACATGGCCACTACATATAAAGGATTTAGCACCCTAGGATCTAGCAAGAACTTCCGCCTTACAGATTTTGATTTGATCAAACAGGATATTTTTAATCATTTCAACATACGCAAGGGTGAAAAGCTCATGCGCCCAAATTTTGGCACTATCATTTGGAATGTCCTACACGAACCCTTTACAGAAGACTTAAAAAGCGTGATCACACAGGACATTCGTGCTATCGCCGGCTATGACCCGCGTGTGAGCTTTGATAATATCATCGTTACAGAATACGATCAAGGCATACAAATAGAACTACAACTGCGCTACGTATTGACTAATCAGACCAGAGTCATGCTGATGAACTTTAACGGCACTAACAACACACTTTCCACACAGTAATTAACTACACAGTTTATTTTCCTGATAAATACTAGATAATAGGGAAATAGCATGGCAACCACCACACGACAAACCAGTTTATTAGTCTCACAAGATTGGACTAAGCTATATCAATCATTCCGTAATGCTGACTTCCAAAGCTATGATTACGAAACACTTCGTGCTAGCATGGTCAGCTACCTACAGCTTTACTATCCTGAAGACTTTAACGACTTTATTGAATCTAGTGAGTTTATCGCCCTAATTGATATGATCGCGTTCCTAGGCCAAAGTCTAGCGTTTCGCGCTGATCTAAATGCCCGTGAAAACTTCATTGATACCGCACAGCGTCGTGATAGCATACTTAAACTAGCACGATTAATCAGCTATAATCCTAAACGTAATATTCCTGCTGTTGGCTTATTAAAGTTTAACAGCGTGTCGACTACTGAAAACGTCTATGACAGCAACGGTCTTAATCTAAGCGGACTAGTGATTAATTGGGCAGATGCAGGTAACAGCAATTGGTTAGAACAAATGACCTTGATACTTAATGCATCATTGGTTAATAATCAAGCCATCGGCAAACCAGCTTACAGTCAGATCATCAATGGTATTACCAACGAAGAATATCAGATCAATCTGGTGCCTAACATCTTATCTACCTATAGCTTTAAATCTACGGTAGCTGGATCACAGATGCCATTTGAAATGGTAAGTCCTACTAGCACAAATGAAACATATATCTACGAAGCTGATCCTAAACTAAATGCTCCATTTAACTTTTTATATAGAAATGATAATCTAGGCAACGGCAGTAACAACACAGGATATTTCTTGTATTTTAAACAAGGTGAATTAAAGAGCTTAGATTTTAATCTTGCTGAAAGTATTCCTAATCGTGTTTACGGTATTAATACCAACAACATTAACAACACAGACATTTGGGTGTATAGCCTAGACAGCAACGGTAACTTGGATATCCTATGGGAAAAAGTTCCAGCAGTGGCCAACACTAATGTTATTTACAATGCTACATCAAACAAAAATATCTATCAAGTTAACAGCCGTGCAGGTGATCAAATTGATTTGATCTTTGGTGACGGATCGTTTGCTAACATTCCACAAGGCAACTTCCGTATATACTATCGCGTCAGTAACGGCCTACAGTATAAAATCACCCCTGATGAAATGCAGGGTGTGGTAATACCAATTAACTATGTCAGCGCCGCTGGTCGCGTTGAAACTATCACCATCACAGCCAGCCTACAATATACAGTGGCTAATGCTACTACACGTGAAAGTCTTGACAGCGTTAAACAAAAGGCACCACAACAATTCTATACACAGAATCGTATGATCACAGGTGAAGACTATAATATCTTGCCTTATACTTTATTCAACGATATTTTAAAGATCAAAGCAGTCAACAGAACATCAAGTGGTATCAGTCGTTATTTAGATGTTATTGATGTAACCGGTAAGTATTCGTCTACTAATATCTTTTCACAAGATGGTATGTTATATCGTGACAACACAGTCAATACATTTAGCTTTGACTATAATACTACCAATGACATTTATAAAGTTATCTACGATCGTATAGCACTAATAGCACAAGCACCAGAAACACTACAGTTTTTCTATGCACACTATCCATTATTAGATCTAACTGATATCTATTGGCATACCTCGACGATTATTGCCAATGGTTGCACGGGCTATTTCCAAGACAGCACAGGTAAGATCCTACAAATTGGCCCAGCGGTAACCAGCACTAACAAATATATCGTGCAGAGTTCTATAGTTAAGCTATCAGCAGGTGATGGCAACTACTTTGATGCACAAAATCGTATTAAAACAGGAATACCACGCAATCCGGGTGACAAGTATTACGTCTATGCGGCTATTGAATTAGTAGTAGGAGATGGAACCAATGGTGGTCAGGGCAATTTAAGTAATGGCGAAGGGCCAGTGACTATCAATCAGATCATACCTATAGACGAATTTCCATCAGCTGATCGAGTGTTTGCTGTGTTTAACGTAGCGTTCTCAAATGCTCTAGTTTCAACTATGGTTGGCTACATACAGGCATTTGCTAACTTTGGCTTACGCTATGACATAGTATCAGCTAGCTGGAAGATCATCACTCCACAAGATCTAAACACTACAGATCCATTTAGTCTGACCAACGCAGGTGACACCAGTGGTCAGGCATTAGACAGCAGCTGGATCATAGCATTCCAAACAGTAGGACAAACCTACACAGTCAGCTATCGCGGATTAAACTATGTATTTGAAAGCGTGCAAGAAACTAATTTCTACTATGATGGTACTACAAAGATTTTTGATGCCTCTACTGGATTAACAGTCAAAGATCAGATCAAAGTATTAAAAGTTAACACTCAACCCGATAACAGTGAGCCGTTGGCACTTGATTATATCTGGAACATCTATAAGAGCATCACTGAAGTTGATGGATACACGGATATCAACAGGATCTATGTAACATTCTCTGATACAGACAACGACGGTATCCCGGATAATCCCGAACTGTTTGAACTATTAGTTAATCCAGATGTAGATGTAACTAACAAATATGTTTATTTCCAATCGACTACAGGCTATGATAATTTTGTAACTGAAACACCAGTTGATAACAACACAGTGGTATCACAATATGCTTCTCTACGTGATGCTCAGGTAGCGGCTACCTTATATCAAAACGGGCAACTGTTTTATATTGTGCCAATTGATACGTTTTATCAATTATCGATCTCTGGAGAAGTTTATACATTAAATGCTGTTACGGGATATTCAGCTAAGTTGGGTCGCCAGGATCTATACTTCCAATATCGCCACAACAGTCCAAACAATCGTCGTATTGATCCAAGTCCAAATAACATCATTGACTTGTATATCCTAACACAACAATACAGTATTGATTATCAATCATGGGCACAAGACATCACAGGAACAATTACACAACCTAGTTTGCCAACCAGTGATCAATTAGAAATTAGCTACAGCAGTTTAGATGACTACAAGGCCGTCAGTGACACTATCATCTATAATCCTGCACAGTTTAAACCATTGTTTGGAGCCAAAGCTGATCCTAAACTACAGGCACAGTTTAAAGTGGTCAAAAACTCTAACGTGGTCATCAGCGACAACGAAATACAAACATCAGTGATCGCTGCTATCAACAGCTACTTTGACGTGGCCAATTGGGACTTTGGCGAAACATTCTATTTCAGTGAACTCGCAGCATATTTACACATGCAACTAGTTCCAAATATTTCCAGCATTGTGATCGTTCCTGCTAACGAAGCCAGCGTGTTTGGTAGCTTGATGCAGGTCAATGCAAACATTAATGAAATCATTACCAGTTGCGCGACTGTCAATGATGTTAAGATTATCACTGCTATCACAGCGGCACAACTTAACCAAACTGGCGCACTAATAACTGCTTAGGACTATAATGGCTGAAAGAAAAACCTATAACTTTTTACCAACTACCTTTAGATCTGACACGAATCAAAAGTTCTTGTCGGCTACTATGGATCAATTGGTATCAGAACCAAATTTTACCACGTTATATGGTTATATTGGTCGTAGATTTGCTCCCACGTATAAAAGCACAGACAGTTATGTTCTTGAAGACACTGCGGTTAGGCAAGATTATCAACTTGAACCTAGTGTGGTCATACGTGATCAACAGAATAATATTACATTCTTTGCAACCTATGTTGATCTACTTGAAAAGATCAGCTACTATGGTGGTATTACCATTGACCAAAATAGATTGTTTGAACAAGAATATTATACATTTGACCCGCGCATCAGCTATGACAAGTTTGTTAACTTTAGTCAATACTATTGGTTACCTGATGGACCTGACTTCGTAGAAGTTAATACTACTGGCCTTGATCTCACTATAGATTATATGGTTACCAGAGATGCGGCCAATGGTCGTTATATATTCAAGAGCAATGGCGTAGTAGACAACAGCATTATTTTAGCACGTGGAGGTAGTTATACCTTTACTGTTGATCAACCTGGAGTTCCGTTTTGGATACAAACTGAACTAGGCATAGATGGTGTGATCTCAGCAACACCTACATTAAGCTCAAGAGATATCTTAGGCATTGAGAACAACGGTATTGATGTTGGAACTATAACATTTAATGTTCCACAAACCACAGCACAAGATAGATTCTTAGCTCAAGAATTGGTCTATTCAGTTGACTATGCGGCCCCATTTGATACTTTACCATTTAATAACTTCCAAAATCAATTAGTTTCAACATTCTTGGCCAACTACCCACAGTATGGTGGCATCACTGGTCAACTCAACGGTAAACATCTGGTGTTTGTTAATGTGCAGTTGGCTACCAATGTAGGTGAAGAAGTATGGACTTATCCTGAAGTAATAGTTGATACACTAGCAGCAACAGCCGGAGCATCGGGCACCAGTATTATCACTCTAGCGTCAACAGATAAATTGATTGCTAATCTTGCAGTATCAGGCACAGGTATCCCAAGCGGAACTACTATAGTCAGCGTCGATTCGGCTAATGCTAATGTTACACTTAGTGCAAATCTTACTACCACAGCCAGCGGAGCATATACATTTACTGCTCCTAATTTTAATGCTGGGTATGTAGTGCCAGAAGCAGAACGGTACGGCGTATTCCGTGTGGTCTATGTTGATGCTGGTATTAGGAATGCAGATGGGTCAATTGACTATGTAACAAGACTAGTGTTTGAACAAGCAGTTAATGTTGATGAAAAAGTCTATGTAAAATTTGGTGTTGCTAATGCTAATAAAGAATACTATAAAGACTATGATGGATTTCTAGAACAGGTTCCAATAATTACCTGTCAATTGAATAACCTATGGGTACAAGATGGTTCTAGACCAGACATTTATAAAAGTGTGCAGGTAGTAAATTATAATGCTTGGAATATCGATGTTACAACTGATATCATTGGTCAATTGGCCTATACCAGTCCTAACGGAGTTGATTTTACCAGTGGATTAAAAATACAATTTGCAGAAGATGTGACTCCTGCTAGCTATCAAAATCGTCAGTTTTACGTAGAACAAGTTGGCGATACTGGCCAATACAACGGTGGTATAAGACTAGTTCCGGTCGACCAATTAATAAATCCAGAAGCTTATAATGCTGAACTGGCATTAAACTATCCAAACGAGATATTTCCTGATTATATCACTATCAATCGCGCCAGTGTTGATCGCAATGCATGGTCACGTAATAATTATTGGTTCCACATTGATGTGATTTTGGCTACATCAACCTACAACGGAACCCAACCAACAATAGATCAAGCTAGTAGAGCTCAACGACCTATCGTGCAGTTTGACTGCGATCTACAATTGATCAATGAAGGACGTATTGGACTTGACTATATTGATATATTAGATACCAACACTAAAAATGCCTTTACAGAATTACAAGGACAGACCTATGCGATAGCATTTGGTGTTACATTATTTGATGGCCTGCGTGTGATCTTTGGTGCCGACGAAGATCCATTGGTCCGTAATAAAATTTATGTAGTTAGTCTAGTCCAATATGAAGTTGATAATCAACAATTACCTACAGGACCATATTATATTGAATTATCATTAGCTGAAGATGGAGATGTAGCGACATATTCTACCGTGGTGGTAGCATTAGGTCAATACAAAGGTAGTCAATGGTGGTATGATGGCGTTACTTGGAATGAAAGCCAACAAAAAACCGCACTACAACAACCACCATTGTTTGACGTATTAGATGCCAGTGGTAAGAGTTTCTCAACTTATATTAGAAGCACATTTGTAGGTACACAGATTTTTGGCTATGTCCGAGCAACTACAGGAACAACAGATCCAATCTTGTCAAAAGGCATTATTCCTACAATCTATGACAGCAACAATAATCCAGTAACTAATTTCTATCTTAGTTACAAGACATTTACTACACAAGGTGACATCAAGTTCCAAAACTATTTTAACACTGATACATTTAGCTATGTCAATGACAGTGATGTTATAACCACACAGCTGATTAATACTGGTTATATACAAAAAATCTTATCCACCGAAACACTACAACCTAGGAACACCTGGGCTACAGTTCCTGAGCCTAGTCATCAGTATCAACAGATCAGTTATGTCTTTGATGGCACTAATAATCCATTTGTAGTAGACGTCGTTCCTGAAGTAGACGCATCGATACCTTATACTAAAGTATTCCAAAACTTCCAATATATACAACCAACAAATTGGACGTTAGCCAACAGTGCTGTTCGATTATCTACTTCACTGACAGTGGGTGATCAAGTTGACATCTTGATCTATAGTCGACAGATTAGTAAGTTAGGTTTCTATCAAGTTCCGCAAAACTTAGATTTAAATGCACAGAATATTGATATAGATACACTAACACTTGGACAGATACGTAACCACTTGATAGCATTGTCACAGAACAGCACCATCGTTGAAGGCAACATATTAGGCCAAAGTAATCTCAGAGATATTGATATCAAACAACAAGGTGGAACAATCCTACAACATAGTAGTCCGACACCTTATGCTAGTTTGTTCTTGATTGACAAGACAGCCAATTATGTAAACGCATTACGTTATGCACAACAAGAATATACAAAATTTAAGAATAAATTTTTAGAACTCAGCACATCATTGTCCGGCATACAACCAACAGATCCAACAGCTAGTGTTGATCTAATATTAGCTAAAATTAATCAAGTTAAGAATAAATCATTCCCTTGGTTCTACAGCGACATGGTGCCATATGGTACTTTGATTAACATCGTCAGCCAGCAACCGGGTGTAGATGGTTTCTTAGTATTTGATCCGTTAAAAACGAACTATGAAATCACTAATGTATTTAATAGTCAAAAACTCAGCAACCAAGCAGTATTAGTCTATCGCAACGATGTGCAGTTACTTAACAATGTTGATTATACATTTAATACCACAACACCATCGATTGACTTCTTGATTGGTCTTGAGGTAGATGATGTCATTAAGATCGTAGAATACAGTAACACTGATGGTAATTACATTCCAGAGACTCCTAGTAAACTAGGTTTATGGCCGATCTATGTGCCAGAAATATTCTTAGATAACACTTATAGAACACCAACCACGGTTATACGAGGACACGACGGTAGCATCACTCCAGCATTCGATGATTTCCGTGATGACTTTTTATTAGAGTTAGAAAAACGTATCTATAATAATATCAAGTTGCCTTTAAGCGGCACATTTGGTGATATATTCCAAGTGATCCCCGGTAAATTTAGATCTAGTGAATATACCCTAGCTGAAATTAATCAGCTGACATCTATCTATTTCTTAAACTGGATTGGTGATAATAAATTGGATTTCAGCACTAACGACACATTTGAACCCAATGATGCATTTACTTGGAACTATGCAGGCAGCACTGATGTTATCAACGGTGAAAACTTACCAGGTAGCTGGCGTGCTTGTTATCAATATTACTATGACACTATTCGCCCACACATTACACCTTGGGAAATGTTAGGGTTCTCAGCAGAACCGGATTGGTGGGAAAATTATTATGGTCCAGGACCATACACTGGTGGTAACAAACTCTTATGGGACAATCTAGAAGCAGGACTTATCGTTAGTGGTTTCCGCCAAGGTGTAGATTTAAACTATGCACGCCCAGGACTAAGTCAAATTATTCCTGTGGATGTAAATGGTAATTTATTAAGTCCACAACAGATATTAACACGCTCATTGAACACCAAGCGAGCAGCCGGAGCTTGGCAAGTAGGTCAATATGGTCCTGTAGAATTTGCCTGGCGTTCAAGCAGTGAATTCCCCTATGCTGTTCAACAGGCTCTGGCATTAGCTAAACCAGCTAAGTATTTTGGATCTTTGATAGACACCTACAACTATTCATATATCAATCCGTTGTATACTATACAAGACACAGCAACCGGAATATCTACAGGGTCCGAACAGTATCTAACTTTAACTACAAATCATCATATTACACAGAATATAATACAATTCAATGGTGATACCAGTTCAGGCACATTATATAGAGGTGCGGGTTACTTAAACTGGATTGCTGATTATCTTATCAGCCAAGGTATTAATCCTTCAACGTATATCTCACCGTTGTTGAAAAATTTCCAAGTTAATCTTGCCTACAAAGTCGCAGGATTCACTGATCAAAAATACCTAGAAGTATTAGCTGAACAAGTTAGTCCTACCAGCACCAATGCCAGCGTGTTAATACCAGATCAAAATTACGGTGTTTATCTAAATGAAAATCCCGTGCCTATTGACAAGTTAATTTATAGTGCAGTTATCGTTGAAAAAACTGATCTTGGTTGGAGTGTCAGAGGTTACGATTTATTCAACAGTTTCTTTACTATCATCCCAAGCATAGTCAATAATAATGCCTATAAAATAACTGTATTAAACAGCAGTGCTACGATATTTAATAACTATCAAAACTTAAAACTAAATGTGCCATATGGTCATGAATTTACCACAGCACAACAGGTAGCAGACTTCCTGGTAGGTTATGAACGTTACCTGATAGCACAGGGCTTTACATTCACTGACATGGACCCAATGTTAAACGAAATGCGTGATTGGAAACTGTCAGTTAAAGAATTCTTATATTGGATTCAACAAGGTTGGCGCACAGGCAGTATTATCGTATTATCACCAGTAGCTGATAGCATCAGTGCTGTTACTATTGGAGCGATCACTGCTGGTATTGAAGATAGCCAATATGCCAGCAAGGTATTAGATCAAAACTTTAATCTAGTTAGAAATAACAATTACAATGTCATGCGATCAGCTACTGAGTTTAAACTTAATTTTACTGATCCTGCAACAGTTATAGGCTATGTTGAAGTTGATCTAGTTCAGTATGAACACGCACTAGTGTTTGACAATACCACAGTGTTCAATGATGTTATCTATCAACCAGAAAGCGGTAACAGACAGTTTAGATTAAAACTAGTAGGACAAAAAACAGCAGCTTGGAATGGTAGCCTATCAGCACCTGGATTTGTCTATAGTTCTGGTGTGGTTAAAGATTGGAATCAAGGCAAGGATTATCTCAAAGGAGAGTTGGTCCAATACAAGAGTCAATACTATACTGCTCTAATAGATGTAGTAGCCAGCACATCATTTGAATTCCAATACTGGCAACAGATTGATCAAACGCAAATACAGAAAGGCTTATTACCTAATTTCTCAACACTGGCAGTGCAGTCTCAATCATTCTATGATTCATATGCTGAGATCAAAGATCAAGACCAGATAAATTATAGCCATGCATTGATTGGTTTTAAACCAAGGCAATATCTGTCAGACCTTGGTGTAACTGAAACTACACAGATTGAATTCTACAAAGGATTTATCGCACAGAAAGGCACGGCCAATGCTGTTAATCAGATGCTCAAGGCTACATTTAATAATCTAAGCAGTGATATCAGCTACTACGAAGAATGGGCCATGCGTGTTGGTGAATATGGTGCATTAGATACTAACCCTTTTGTAGAGATTCCATTGAATGAAAGTGCATTTGGTGTTAATCCTAGTGTGGCAAGATTTGTTGGTGAAGCTGATAACAATCTAGCAGACGGCATTACAGTATTCAATCAATCACAGCTTTATAAATCTTACGGAAGATATACTGGTAATATCGCACTTAATAGGACTGATAACAGCGACTATGATAATGATATTCCGACAGCAGGATATGTTAACATTGACGATGTTGACACGCAGATATTTGATCTAGCCAACTATCAAGATCTTGATGGTCAAATAGCTAATATGGGCAGTGGTTATACCATATGGTGTGCTAAAGACTTTAGCCAACAGTGGAATGTCTATCGTGTAACTGAAACAAATAATTTTGTAACACAGGTGGCTAATTCGCTCAATGGTTATATAACATTTACCACACAAGATCCTCATGAGTTTATAGCTAGTAGTGTGTTCTTAGTCAAAGATTTTGATCCGGCATTTGATGGGTTCTACCAGGTATATCGAGTAATGACAGCGTCTAGTGTTATGGTTACCTATGCAGGCGACACAGCCAATCTAACCACACAAGATGGTCTGGGTATATTATACCGCATGGACAGTATGCGATTTACCTATATGGAAGATAGTCGTGTATACGGTCTATTAAATCCACCCAATGGTTGGAAAGTTGGTGATAAGATTTGGATTGACGATGATGCCGCTACAAATGCAGT